CCCATAGAAAGGTCCATAAATGGATCTCGATTTGTATGGTTGCTAAATTCTTTATTAATTTTATCCCACACTCTAAATTTTATTTCTCTCATATTAAAATTCAAACCCTCTTCCAACATCTAATACATACAATCCTAAAGATTGCCAAAGTTTAATGACTTGTCTCCGGTCGTCAATACAGAATTTTACATTATATTTATCTTTAACGTGTGTTTCGTACATTTCCTGTTTGATAACTATATCTTTCCGCCTATCAGTAGCCTCCCTCATTACAAACTTATCTGGATAGATTTTATTTAAAGCAAGCCATTGCTGTGTTTCTTGAAAATATTTACCGTTTCTTCCGGAAAAAATAATTAATTTATTATCCACACAATATCGGTTAATTACATCCAATACAATTTTATTGCATTTATCGTTGATAAAGTCTCTATCGTAATGACGAGCTGAGTTACCTTGATCATCATATAATGCAAGAGTTCCATCTAAATCACAAATAATTGCATCCGGAAGATCTGGATTATATACAGGTTGTTCGTTCCTCTTGATCGGATTCAGATATTTGTTGTACATATCCCGGATAACCTTTTCTCCAACAGAACGTTCCCGGTTAAGATCACGACGAATACACTCTTCAACACTAATATCAAAAAATTGTTCTTGAACTTTGATATTCAACTTATGAACGTCATTGATTGCATTAACAATTTCATGAAACCGCGTAACGTGTTTAGGAGCAAGGTTTGTATCATCTACAATGATACTGTGCCCGTCGATCAAAGTGCGTTCGATAATTTGATCGCGAATCTTAAGGATAAATTTTTCGTTTTCCCACGACCAAATGTTGTTATCAATCATGGATCTCAAGTCATCTTTGTTAACTCTTTTCATATAGTCATGTTTTTCAACCATTGATCGAGCCCATGTTGACTTACCAGATGCGGGTAATCCTTTTGTGTAAATTAATTTTTGCATAATTTGTTTTTTATTTCAATACTTGAAAAAACAGTTTCTTTTTTGCTTTATTATCAAGCTCTTTTCCATCTAACAGACAAAAAACAAAAGATGCTCTGTTTGTTTTTCCATATGCGGATGTAATTTTTAAAGCTTGTTCTTTCCGTGTCATGTTCTGTATATTATTAACGAAATTCTGCATACCGTCAAGAATATTCATAACTTCTTTATTTGCGTCGCAAATTTTCGATAATTGACCGCGAAAATGTTGAGCAACCTCATAATCAATATTCGTTGCAATATAATCGAAAAATTTATTGTAGTTATTTGTTTTGGATGTTAAAAATAAATCAATGAGTTTCTCTTCCGTGTTAAGTGATGATTTGATAGAATGTATGTATAAATACTTCGCAGCTTTGAATTTATGACATTCTTGATCATTACTGTGATATAATACAACGCCTTCGTTAGTATCCCATTGATATACTTGATCTCTCAACGTTTCAATTGTATCGAAATAGAACATTGATGGACGTTGTAAACCGTATTGCTCCGCAAAGCTATCAATTTCATTTTGAGTGAAATATGAATAATTTGAATGCTTAACAATATTAAGCAAGATCATATCAGGTTCAGGATATTTAACTACAATAACATTAACTGGAGATACCCATTCGAAAATTAACGAATATTGTTCAGAATCTAACAATTCATTATCAAAAGCTAATGGATATTTTTCCTGTAATATTGAAATTTCATAACTATTTGGTTGTTGTTCAACATCAAATGCACCTCTAGTACGACAGTTTAAAATACCATTACGCTTGGTGATAATTAATGTAGATCCGTCAATTTTAAGCATCGCTTTTGTGTTTTTTAATGACGAAGGCAATGGAAAATCTTCTGGTCTTTCCCCTGCATTTACGAATTTCATCAATGAAGCAGACAATAGTTCTCCGGATTTATTCCAAATAGATGAACGGAATCGTTTGTTCTTTTGAGTGAATTTTGTTCCGATATGATTTGGGGTCACGAGAATACTTTCTTCACCGCAAAAAATACCGTCTTTTACTTGAAATTGATCCGTGTCAATACTGTTAATATCTATAATCATTGATTTACCAGTTGAGGGTTTAATAGTTTGTTCGGATTTGTCATCCGATTTTTGTGTTCACCGTAATTATAATTGATGACAACAGCGAATACAATGAAAAAAATCGTTAAAATTGTAATCCAAAAACCGTCAGACATCTGGTTGATTATTGACAATCATCTTAATATCGTCAATGTTTAAAGGTTTATATTCGTTTAGATCAAGATTTACATTGACAGCTCCTTTGATCCGCATCAAACTATTTTGTTGATTCTGATGTTGATGTCCGTGTAGATGTAAATATTTGAAATTATCAGGTTTGTTGTGGAATTTTCGATCCCAATCAAAAATTGGATAATGATACAGGTGAAGTTGTATCCCACTATCTTTAACAATTAAACTATCGTGAAGTTCAAATCTAGTGTCTTTAGTATGGTTTAAAAAGCTGAGTAACTTTTTATCATGGTTACCTTTAATAAAAATCATCCGACTGAACTTTATTTTAGTGAAAAATTTCCTGATATCTTGATACGTGCCTTTCCAAAATACATCTCCTAAACAATATATAATATCTTTCTTGGTGATGTATTGATTCAAATTATCAACAATTGTTTGATCCATTTCTTCAACTGAAGAAAATCCACGATGTTTAGCCATATTGACATGACCGAAATGTGGGTCTGAAAAATACCAGTTCATAAATTTTCGTTTTCCGCTTCTAATTGTGCTTTTAATCTTTTTAAAAATGTTTCTTCCCCGGTATCTCCACAAATTAATAAATCAATTTGATGAGCATAAATGTATGCACGTTTAAGATAAAAATGTGCTTTTTTAAACTCATCCATAACTTCTGGAGAGAATTGATGGCCCCGGGGAACACCCCATTCGTTGAGAGTTGTATCATCATTAGATCTAATTAAACCCTCAATATTTTCTAGAATATCGCGGATTTTATGTTGTTTGTAATCAAAATGCCCACCACTCATACGATTTTTCTTTTATTATTGTCCGTCGCCTGGTTTATCAGCCCAATTAGTCCATCCAGATACGTAAATAAATTGTTTGCCTTCTTCATCTACTTGGTGGATAGATAATGCACCAATTGTTTTTATATACCACACCATTATGTTTCTTTCATTGGCATCGTCCGGATATACCCGACACCCGACCTGAAAGTTTCTTATTGCTTCTCTAACATGTTTGTCAACTTTATAGTTAATGCCTAATTTATCGACACGTTCACTCATTGTATTATAATACAATTCCCGATATTCTTCAATTGTTGTTTTTTGCATAATTTAATCCCACAGACATTGGAAATATTTTCCAAACAATTTTAATCCGTTTGTAATTCGATCTTGATGTTTTCTATGACCTTCTGTATCCGCATAAATCGGTGGATCATCAAGATTATCACTAAATTTATAATACTGTGATTCCCAAGTATCGTCAAGGATTTGTTCGAAAGCCCAAATAATTTCATTAAAAACCCACTCCCACCGTGCCTCATGAGTATCATCCAGCCCGGTATCCTCATCAAACTGAGTAGGAGCTAAATTGGCTGGAACATCAACTTCATCAACATATGGGGTACCATGTTTTGTTGCTTTCAGTTGTTTGAGCATTGGTAAAATAATATGAGCTAACGTATCATCCATTCCCCATGTATCGTGTGGATCGATTCTTATCTTTATTTTTTGTTTACGGCGATCATACCAAATCCAATTAAAAATGTTATAAAAAGATTGAATTTTATCGTCCACCCATTCGAGTTTTCGTTCAAAGCTAGTTTGTGTTTCAGGCCATTTATAATCATATTTTTTATTCATATAATCGTCGTATAAACGGCTAATTAATCTAGATGGATATGGTCCTATATAAACTTTCATATGTTATTTCCAATCATTTTTGTTATATTCATACTGTTTTGCGTCATTTAAGGTTGACTGATAATCGCGTTTGCAATCATAATCATCAGAATTAACTCTCGGTACATATCCATATTTTTTGTATAAATCTGAATTTGTTGCAGTCCTGTTTTCATTTTGATATCTCGGGTTTGTGAAATCTCCGCTTGGCATAATTATATCTTTCTTTTTGTTATATGGTTATCCACTTCAATATAAGAATAATAAAACATACGTTTTTCCTCAGAAATCTTTCCAAGAAGGGAAACGTATAAACCTTTTTCGAAAAGCTGGTACCACGCCCCGGACCTCCAGAACATATACTTTTCGAAATTAATCAATACCCTTTCCATTATGAATACTAGCTATAAGAAAACAAGAGTGTTTTTTAGGGTACTTACAAATACGCATCACGCAAAATATTCGATCAGATTAACACTCGAAACCCTTACCAGAAACGGATGCATCATTCCCACCATGATTCCACAGCAGGCAATTTCTAGTAAAATTAATCAATACCCTTTCCATCCCGGATCTTAACTACGTATGGAAATCGTGGTATACCATCCGGTGTTAAATTTGGAAATCTGCAAGTTGCGTATTTATCTACCAACTCATCCCGCCGTTCAAACAGTTCTTGAAGAAATTCATGAGAACCTTTAATGTTTGATCTGAATTGAACCCCGTCTTCCCGTTCAAGAAACATATATCCTACCATTCCTTTTTTCTTTCCATTACCTTCTTCAACGGATACAATTTTATACTCTTCATCATAAAAGGTCTTACGTTTCATGAGAGATTTAGATCTCTTACGCTCATACAATGTATCCAACCGGATCATTTGACCTTCATAACCTTTTTCAAGATAATTGCAATATATATCATCCAATAGATCTTGAGTTGAAACATGAACAGTCTCAACAACATTGATAGCTGGACATTCGAAGGTGTTAAATAAGTTCTGAATAAAGTCTCGCCGATCAGCAAATGTACTGCTCGGCATTTTATGCCTGTCGCTTGCATCCGGAGAACACGTAACATCATAAACCCAATATTGTAGTAATTTCGCTGTTTCTTGCAAATCTTCATTAGTTGGTTTAGTCTTTTTTGCTAAAGATGAAATTTTGTTAAAATCATCCTTAAAATCATGATTGTATAGTTCTCCATCTAAAATAAGATCAGGATATAAATCAAAAATTGGTTGTAATTGAGCTAAAATATGTGGAACCGTAACCCACTTTTTACCGTTTCTAGTAAAAGCTCCGTCTTTGGTCATAACAGCTCTCATTCCATCCAATTTAGGTTGCGAAAAAACTGGGAATTTTACTTTATCTTGACGTTTTTCCCAGGTATCTGCTAGCATTGGCTTAACAAATGCTGGTTTTTTGTTAATATCACCGATTTCTGTGGTATATCCGGAGTCTTTCTTTTTTTGCCATAACGCTTCAGCTTCAAATTGAGCTTGTTGAGCAATATTTCGTTCATTTGCTCTTCCAACGTTAGTAGCTTCGGTGAGATACCATTCAGAAACAGTAGTTTTACCGTCAACTTGACCATAAATTGCTCTGTATCCTGTGTCTGAAATTTCAACGGTCCAGTGTCGTGTTGCTCCTGTTTGAGCTTTTTTGTATAATATTGGTAGTTTCATAATAATGTTGTGTTAAATGGTGGGCTCAGCTGGACTCCAACCAGCAATCTCGACAGTTATGAGCTGTGTGTTTTTAGTGCATTTTAAACTATGAGCCCTTCAAATGGTGTGAGGATCACCACATCTCCTCACCGGTGGATTTAAGAGGTATACCTCTACCGTTTTATTCATTGCCGGGTTCCACTTAACGGTAAACCTTTAGTGGTAAAATTGTTTTATTATACATCGATTATATTGATAATCCGTAATAATCCAAGAGTTTATTTAATATTTGCTGCCTCTTTTAGCATTGTATTAGATGGGAATTTCTTTTAGCATTGTATTAGATGGGAATTTTGGTTTTGATTTAGATTGACTCCAACCAGATATAATTACACCTCTTTCATCACCGGATCCTGTAAATATTAGTGCATCTTTTGAACTCAACCCGTGTGTGAATGCTAACTTATGGTATGCTATCCTTTGACTTACCGGTACAGGAGGGAATTCACACTGAGATTTACCAGATGCCGCTGCCTCACGTAATTTATTCATAAAATCTGGTAACAGCGAAACCATATATGATTCCACTTCATTACAAAGTTCTTGTTCTTTTTCGTTACATTTTTCAGTGTAAAGATTTATGAGTTCGTCTTTAAATGTCATAGCTATATGATGTATTAAATTCCAAATTAAGTCAATGAAAATTTTTAAATTGTTTCCCATCCAGATACTTGTACATCCCTATACTTAAAACTATCAGTATCATTTTCGGTATAAGTCCATGAATCTTCTGACTTTAACCCATATTCTTCCGCTAACATATGATATGCCATATTTAAACTTGGTGTACCTGTGCTAAACACACAGACTGAATCACCATTTCTTGCTGCACGAAGTAATTCATCCTTAAATTCTGGTTCAATTAGAACCATATCTAATTTAGCTGCATCACGTACTGCTTCGCGATGATCATTAATACTTTTATTGTAATGATAATTGAGTTCTTGTTTAAATGTCATGATTAAATTATATGGTAGTTCTAAAAATAGTCAATTAAGAAGTGGCAGCCCCGAAAAGATTCGAACTTTTTCCGCCCGAGTCAAAGTCGGGTGCTCTACCAATTAAGCTACAGGGCAATAAATGGAGCCTATGGAGGGATTCGAACCCCCGGTGTCCTTTCGGATCTGGTTTACAAAACCAGCGCTATCAACCACTAAGCGACATAGGCATTAAAGTAATTCATCCAATTGTTGTTGATACTGTTGTAATGATATATTTAAGTCTTTCAACCGTTCTTTTTCAATGTTGCAATTTCGGATTTTAGCTTTAAGTCGTCTAATATTATCTTGATATTCTTTTTTAATCCGATTTATATCTTGCTTACGTTTAAGTTCTGTACCTTCTTCAACAATTTTAAAATAAGTAAATTCTGCAATTGCTAATTTGGGTTTTAATTGTTCTGGAATATACGAAAACCCTTGTTTAGCTTTACCTAAAGTATAATAGATCTTTTTAGGTGGTCTCCACCCATATAAACCATTAGTACCATATGATGGCCAATATTTTTTGATTGAATCTGGTGTTAATACTTCTCCAGATTCTTTGAATATAATTGCATATAAAGTTGTAGGCATGTTCGTTATTTCATTGTTTCGTTATTTTTCGTTAAATTGGCTGTGGAGACTGGCCTCGAACCAGTAACCGGCAGATTAACAATCTGCTGCTCTACCATTGAGCTACTCCACAAAAATTGGTGGGAACGGTAGGATTCGAACCTACTCACCAATTGGAAGAGATTTACAGTCTCTCGTGACTCTCCAACTTCACCGCGCTCCCATGGCGGCTCCTGAGGGATTTCAACCCCCATCCGCTTACACGGACCTCCGACTAGCAATCGGGTACAATAAGGCAATTCTGTCAAGGAGCCTTACAAAAGCGGTCATGACGGGAATCGAACCCGCAACCTTCGCATCGACAGTGCGGTGCTCTACTCTATTGAGCTACATGACCAAAATTGGTAGTTATGGCTGGATTTGAACCAGCGACCTCACGCTTATCAGGTGTGGGCTCTAGCCGGACTGAGCTACATAACTATTGGTGGATACCGGTCAGACTCGAACTGACAACCAATTGCTTGCAAAGCAACCGCTCTCCCATTGAGCTACGGCCCCGTTAATTGGTATCCCTACTCGGAGTCGAACCGAGATCGTCGCCGTGAAAGGGCGATATCCTAACCATTAAACGATAGGGACTGCAAAACATATAAGAGCTTCAATGCTATCCTATGTGGTGTGCGAAGTTTTTGATACTTCTGGAACCATCCTTCTCGGTATATGTTATAATTGGTACGACTGGAGGGGTTTGAACCCTCTCCCTCTGTTTGGAAGACAGACATGCTACATTAAACACCACAGTCGCGATATAATATCAAAGAACAAATTTTAAAATGGTCAGGGAAGCAGGACTCGAACCTGCGACTTCCTCACTCCAAATGAGGCACTCTAGCCAACTGAGCTATTCCCTGAGGGTGCTAGATGGGATTTGAACCCACACTCGTTCGATTCACAATCGAAGGCTTTAACCGATTAAGCTACTAGCAACATAAATTGGTTGCGGGGGAGGGATTCGAACCCTCGACCTTCTGGTTATGAGCCAGCTCAGCTAACCTCTGCTGCACCCCGCATAAATTTATTATATTACTTATCAAAGAACAATCAACTTATTATTTATTAAAAATTGGTACCCCGAGCAGGACTTGAACCTGCGACAACAACATTAAAAGTGTCATGCTCTACCAACTGAGATACCGGGGTATTATATAATTTTACTTTTCCAAATCTTCGTTCTACGGCATCTTAAACAATCAACACATGTTGGATCACATGTAGCGTTATCTTTTGCAGATTTACTTATCACTCCACATACAGGATAGCTATCTTCTAAAAGTTTAAAATGTGTAGGGTTTCCGATTTTTATTATAGATACTCTCATAAAAATGGTAGGCGAGGAGGGACTCGAACCCACACGGTCTTACGACCAACGAATTTTAAGTTCGTTGCGGTTACCAATTACGCCACTCGCCCAAAATAATCAAAGAACAAAATTTAAAATTAGTGGTAATAAGGAAGATAGGATTCGAACCTATTCGGTAATTAAATGTGCACCCCTAACTACGACCTGTCTACGTCTCGGTCCACCCAACGTGCGTACTTCCTTACTACCCTTAAATATTAATAACTCTCCTAAAACCAACAACTGTTTTTTATTTATGTTTTAAAAGAAAATTATTACTAATTGCTTTGAAAGAAAACCCGTTGTATTCATTCAAACTCCTTACAACAACCCCTTCTCTTTCAGCGTCACCATTGATTATAGACCTTCCAATCGCATAATCAAGCATAAAATCAATAAGATTTTCCTCCGGTAATGTCATGTACTCAAGAATTGGCACCGTTTTCAATTCCAATTCTTCGATGATATCCATAAAATCAATACCTCCAAACCGTTGTTGGATTGAAATATTAAATGCCGTGAAGAAATAAACTGTTGGTGCTGATAGCTTGTAGGGATTACCTTGGATCCCTGGTCCAACTAACTCTCCTTGAAGAGCAATACTAACATTATTATCTTCACAATATTTTTTGAGTTTGTTCTCCAAATCAAGTTCTCTTGCAACTTGCCACAATGTATTACCTTCTGTTTCAGTTAACTGGAGATTTCTAGAACAAATCCCGAATTCAGCTTCTTTATCGTCCTTCGATTGGTGATAAAAACAGGTAAAGCTAGATCCGTCGAGCTTTTCAGTGATATATACCGCCTCTCCATGGTATTTTGCAACATATTTCTTGAGATTTTGAATTCTTTCCTCATCTGTTTTAGGAATGAAGAATGGAAAATTTCCTTTAACCTTTCCAGCTAATTGTGCTGGAATTGGTGGTTCGTACTTGACAACACCAAGTTTTTCGGTTACATCTTCGCCTTCTTCAGCATCAAATGTGAGTGGTTGAATTAAACCTTGACTAATTTGTCCACGGAGACGAATAGTTTTCAATCGGAATCCCTCGGTTCCGTCTTGTAATTTCTTGTAAGACGATTTTCGAAGAAATTCAAATTCTGGTTTTATTGGGAGAAAACTATCGATTTCAAAATAGATTACTTTATCTCCAATTTTATGAGTGTCTTTTTGATCAACTACCCACCAACCATCAACTTGATAGGCTTGAATTTTATCCGCACCTTCAATTGGTTTAACATCTGTGATTGTTCTTATACTTGCTAATTTTCTCATATTCATCGTCTAATTCGTTCATTTGAGATTGGTTAAAATCCTCAACAATAAAATCAGAGATCCATTTAGCCATATGTTCTTTTGTGGCTTTTGAATCTAAATTTAGTTGTTTGTGTTGTTTACAATAATGCTCTAATGCTCTTAAAATTACTTCTACATTCATATTAATGTTCTAATGATTTTTCACGTATTTCTGTTAATGATTCTTTAACTTTAACTCTACTACCCCATCTAAATTGGATTAAACTATGTGTTTTCGTAGCTTCTGGTGTTGATGGTTCAATTAAATCCACGGAATCTAAATTAAAAAGTGTTGGTATATACTTATTATCACCAGGTGTGTTGCCTTGATCTAATTGATGTAACAATATTAAATGCGCCATATATCTATATTAGCTATTTTCCTCAATTAATTCAACATTTGATTTGTAAAAAAAATCGTCAGAATCACCGACTGTCCATTTTTCTCCGGTTTCGCATGTATAATCACGGTCACATACTTTGAAATCGCATTTTTTAATTTGTTCTGGAATTAATGATTGTTCATACCACCTAATTCTATTGTTAGGTTGTGCGGCAAATTGACCGTTTTCTAATTTAAGTATATTAAAACTTTTATGTTCTGCATTTACTTCACTAAATGTTGTGTCAATTAGATTTGAATCTGGAGCACATGAATCTATCGTAAATAGATATTGACCTTTATACCAATTTTTATCTTTTGCTTTAAACTCACATGTTAACCCTTTAAGTAATGCTTTTTCAAGTATCGTTATATGATATGAAAAGCAATCCCAAAGTTGTAACATTTGTAATGGTAGTTGATTACCTCTATCATAATTTTTATTCCAAACAAAAGCCGAAATAGGTAATTTATCATATAGAGCACCATATTCAGGTAATAGGGTTTCAAATAATAATGCTTTACCTTGTTTCGATTTAACAGTGCACCAATACCCTTCAATCAACGCGGTTGATGGTTGTTCTAAATTATATAAATATTCGGATTTAACGTATACTTTAGTTATAGGTAAGTTAGCTAATAAAAACGACATGACAATACTTAATTAAATCTTTTATTCCACAACTCTGCTGCTAAATTTAAGGCAATTTTTTTGTTTTCTTCTTCAACAATTGGTCCTTTTGCGCCACACCTTTCACAGGAAATGCAATGGTGCCTATTACTTCCAAGAAGAGTCCATAATGAGAGATTTGATCTCAATTGATGTTTTGGCGGGCAAAATAAACAAGGTTCTAATTCAATCTTTTTAGCCATATAAAAATTATATGAGCTATCCCTAGATGTTCAATTTTTTAACAATTGTTTCTTCACCAGATTCATTTAATCGGGAATAAACAGCTACAACACCCCGGTGCTGGACTACCTCACTTGCAGCATTATTAGCTAGTTCGATTGAGCTTTCAATATCATTATCCAACCAATATCCAACTGCAAATGCCGCTAAAAATGTATCCCCAGCACCACATAAGTCGAATACTTCAACTTTATTAACCGGATAAATTTGATTTTTATATTGGCATCCACGGTCTCCTAACGTGATAATTAATTTATCATCCCAATCTTGAACGTTTATTGTATGTTGAATATCACTGAATTCTTGTTCATTCATTTTAATGAACTTTGCGTTTTTGCAGAAATCTCCGAGAATCTTTTTGGTTTCTACAAATACCATCGGGTGATTATCACATACTTTTTGAATTAATTCTTCGGTGACAAATCCTTTACAGTAATCTGAAATAATCACAAAATCATATGTATCTAATTCAGCTTCAATAGCCGGGTGGGAATTATCATATGGTTTGACTGAATCGTTATAATCAACTCTTAAAAAGGTATGGTTAGTGGTTTTATCAACATATCGTTGTTTAATAATATGTTCTGAATTTGAAACCAAATCAACTTTGGCATTTTTAAGTTGTGTAAGATTATTGACAACATTACCAGCCATTCCGGGATTTTGTATTTCATGAACTGGTGTAAATACAGGAGCTGGTACATCTGGACATAACCTAAATGCTTTACCGTATGTGAATTTATCTAAACAAAGTTCTCCAATAACCAATATTTTAAGTGTTTTTGTCATAATAAAAGGTCATGCAGATCCACCTAAACCAATTGTAAGTATCACCACTACCTACAACTCCCAAACAATCTGCATGACCTAAATTATTTACTATAGTTGAAATAAAACTCAACTAACTTTAATTTCTTTTACTTCATTTTTAGGGATATGTTTGGCTTGTAACGTGATGGTTAATATACCATCTTCTAATTTCGCGTTAAGAGAGGCAACATCGAATTTAAACCGATCAAACTTAAATGATCTTGTGTAGTTTTCTTCTTTGGTTCCACCACTAGTGATTATTTTCCTTGTAGCACTAATATAAACTGTTTCACCTTCCTGAGTAATTTTCATATCAGATTTTTTAACTCCTGGAAGATCAATTTCACAAGTAAATTGCTTATTTGTGGTATTGAACCGAACCTTGTCATCTGAAAATGTTGTTTTACCCAATGTTAAAAATGGGTCACGAAGCAAGTTATATAATTCATCGATGACATCAGAGCTGAACTGTCCCGCTCTCGGACTTCCTAAAACACTTAAATAATTATTCATATAAATATTTATAATTCGTAATCTTAAAAATTCAATATTTTTTTAAAAAAATCCCACCAACCCACCCCTGTTTATATTATCTGTTATACTCCTTCAAAATTTATAAACAGAAAATTTTTGCCTCTTCTGGTACTGGTATATTATTTTCCTTCAATACTTGAAAAGGATTTAAATGTTTTGTTTTATTTAGTGTTTCTGGCATACTTTTTGATAATATTGGAGTATATACATATGCATATTCATATGAATTTACACCGAGATAATTAAATCCCAAATTTGAATAAAATGGTATTGCATCTCTATCACACCACATACGTATAATATTACATCCGTTATTATACCCTTGTTCCCATGCATGCTCTAACAATTGTCTACCATAACCTTTACCTCTTTGATGGATAACACAAAAAAATCGTTTAATATGGAGTACGTTTTTTTCGTATGTATACCCAATAGCTCCAACAATTTCATTATTATCAGCTAAAAACTGTATTGGAAACCGATCCCAAAGGTTATTTTCATCCCAATATTTTGCAAAATCACCGTAAAGATACTCAACGCTCCAATCACAATGAAGATTATCTTTACAATGGTTTGTAGTTAGGTATTGTTTATTTCCTGGATAAATCATATTAAAAATCGTCAACAAGGGCACCGCTAGATTGATATTCAATAACACGGGTTTCGAAAAAGTTTTTAGCTTTCAAAAGATCTTGAACTTCGGATAAAAAGTCGAAAGGATTTGTATCTGATGGAAATCTATGTTTCATTCCAACGCTTTCCAATCTTCGATTACCGATATATTGCATATATTGTACGAACATATCTGCATTTAATCCAAGAATTCCATTTGGAAGGACATCTTTTGCATATGCAATTTCAAGGTCAACAGCTTCAATTAGAATTTTGGTTAATTCATCTTCAAATTCTTGAGTCCAAACTTCTGGGTTTTGTTCTTTGATTTTATTAATCAAAATCGATCCGAATTGAATATGATTACTTTCATCTCGAAGAGTATATTCAATTTGTTCGCCGATTCCCGGTAGTTTATCTTTCATGGATAAAAGCATTGCAAATCCGGAGAAAAAGAACGTACCTTCACAAACAATCCAATATAAAAATGCAGCTCTTAAGAGTTCTTGTTTACCCTTTAATGTTGTCACATCAATATCTTTAGAAATACCGGTTGTAACATTCATTAAGAAGTCATCTTTAGCCTTAATTGACGGTATACTTGAATAAGCCTCATAAACTTCTTGGATATCTAACGATAATGAATCACAGATATGTACAATACAATCATTATGTAAACATTCTTCCCAAATTTGTCGGGACATATATTGTCGACATTCCGGATCAACAATATATTTGTATAATGTGACTAGATTATTACCAACTAAACTTTCACTTCCAGCAAAAAATCCAAGCGTTCGTTTTGCAACCCGTTTTTCGTTATCCGATAACTTATTCCAGTTTTGAATATCTCTAGTCATCGGCACTTCTTCAGGATCCCAATTGTTTCTTTTCCCGGTTTTATACAAATCCCATGCCCATTTATGTACATGTGGTAGAATTTGGTTAACCCCTGCTGTATTGTTTGATAAAATTTGACCGTCTTTTGCCATAATATTAATTATACAGTTATGACTTCTTATATTCAATAAATATTTTTTTAAAAATACTATCAGATACTTGTTTCCCGTTCTCGTTCAATAAGTTTTGGACTTCTTGCATTTTATCAAATATTTTTTTCTTTTTAATTGAACAAATAAATAGGGGATCTAATCCCATATGCTCTTTAATAACATACGAGATTAGATTTAGTTCATCTTCTGTTAGATTATTAACGTTTTCTGTTGATATCCGTCTTATTGACATGATTCGCAATTTGGATCATTAATATTACATGCTACAACAGTACCATCTTGTGCTGGTGTTGAATCTTCCTTTTTAGTTCGAATAGAACTCTTTTCAATATCACTTGCTCCGCGATTTCTGAGATAATATGTTGTTTTTAACCCGGTTTCCCAAGCGTGCATATAGATGTCGTTCAATGCTTTTAAAGATGTTTGGTTGTTATACAAATTTAAACTTTGTCCTTGATCAATCCATATTTGCCTAGCTGCAGCAGCGTTAATTAAATTGATTTGATTTTGTTGGAATGCTGTTTTATACTTCGTTTTAAGCTTGTTCCTATCATCTTTACTAACTCCCTTTGGAAACTCATAGAGCGTCAAATCTCCGTTACAGATCTTAAGGTTATCAAGTGCATCTATATTCCATGCTCCGAGTTTTTTCATATCACTAATAAATGCATCATTAATCATAGTAAAATCTCCAGAAAGAGTACTATAAACAAAGATATTATTGTAATATGGTTCAATACTTTGAGCACATCCAACAATACTACTAATAGTAGCGGTAGGAGCAATTGCCATTGTATTGGAATTTCTCATCCCGTGTTCTTTTACGTGATCTCTTACCACACTCCAATCAAGATTTTCAACTATATCTGTCTCTTCTCCACGATATTTTTTAAGATTTTTGTATGTATCGATCGGGAATATATTTTTACTCCATAGAGAACCATCATATGTTGAATATTTACCGCGAGACCTAGCTAGAATTGAACTATTCCAAATTGCATAATATGAAATGAATTCATACAATTTACTAGATAATTCAACAGCTTCTGCAGAATCAATATCGATATTCATATGATAAAACATATCATGCCAACCCATCGATCCCAATCCAACCGGTCTGTGCTTTAAATTTGATCGTTTAGCTTCTTCTGTTGGATAAAAATTAATATCAATTACGTTATCCAACATTCTCATTGCTGTTCCAATTGTATTTGCTAATTTACCGTAATTTATTTCCCCATCTTGAACATGTTCTTTAAGATTAATACTTCCTAAATTACATACAGCTGTTTCGCCATATTCTTTAATCTTTCTTGAACCATCATCTTTATGAATTGTTGGTGTAGTATGGAGTAATATTTCAGTACATAAGTTTGAACTATGAACTACACCTTCATGCTGATTACTATACCGTAAATTTGATGGATCTTTAAATGTAATCCATGGATGCCCGGTTTCGAATATCATCCGAAGCATCTTTTTCCATAATTCTTTAGCTTCTACCTTTTTAAATGTTTTAAGTTCACCAGCATTACCGCGCTTAATACATTCAGCATATTTTTGTTCGAATTCCTCTCCATATGTTTCATGTAATTTAGGACATTCTGATGGGCTAAATAAGTACCACGGTCCGTTCTTTTTAACTTGTTTCATGAACAGATCTGGAATCCAATTTGCGGTATTCATATCATGAGTTCTTTTCCGTTCATCTCCAGTATTTTTACGAAGTTCTAAGAATTCATTAATTTCTCCATGCCATGTTTCAAGGTATCCACAACCTGCCCCTTTTCTTTTACCGCCTTGATTAACAGCAACTAACATATCATTGAAGACTTTCCAGAAATAAACAGCTCCTTGAGATGATCCGTTCGTGCCTTTAATATCATTACCAGCTGGTCTAAACGGAGTGAGATCCATACCAAGCCCACCGGCATATTTGCTTTTAAGGGCTTCTTGATGTAAGCCATCGAAGATGCCATTAATACTATCATCAAATGTTGAAAGAAAACATGATGATAATTGATTGTGTACGCAACCAGAATTGAATAGAGTTGGAGTTGACGACATGAATGTAAATGTTGAAAGAACGTCATAAAATTTCTTTGCTGCTTCATTTTTATCGTCTTCATTGATAGCTAGCCCCATTGCCACTCTCATCCAAAAAGCTTGTGGTGTTTCTAATCGTTGTTGATTAATATGGAGAAGATACCGATCATAAATTGTTTGTAATCCAAGATATTCAAATTTATCGTCGCGTTCAATTTGAATATATTTTGATAAATCGACGAGATCAAACTTATTGAGCTCTTTGGATACAATACCAGCTTTAATTAGAGATTTAAGATTAACGATAAACGTCTTTCTATATTGCAATTCATATGCATCGGTATCCGCGCTTTCTCCAAAGACTTCTTTCATAATTGTCTTATGCAGTAAGCGTGCTGCAACCTTTTTATAAGCTGGTTCTTGTTCAATCAACGCTCTTGCTGATTTGATCAATGATTTATCAATATCTTGTGTTTTTACGCCATCGAACAATTTAATTCTCGCATTATACAAAATTTGTTCGTGATCAACGTCTTCTATCCCTTCGCAAGCTCTGACGACACATGTTTTGATCTTTGACTCGTCAAATTTTGCTTTCTTTCCATTCCGTTTAATTACATTCATATCAATTTATTTGAAAAATATATAGGTATTTACATTAGAAAATCTTTGATAAAATGGTATATCTGTATTACAAAAAAACAATTCCATTGAATTATATAATTGTAGATCTAATGTATTTTCGTGAAATTTATCCTCAGTTATGACAGCATTCGTGTTAGTATATAATGATTTAATTGTTTCGAGCAATTTATTGTGTTTTTCATCAAAATCACATATAACACCATAATATCTCGTGTTAGTTTGTTCATCAACAATGTGAGTAGGTGTGAGTTTTTGATGGATTTTTAATCGTTCTTCATCATAACGGTTTTTAATCTCAAAACCCAGTAATATGAATTGTTGTTTTTTAGTAAGTAACTCAGATAACGGGATATACGTATTGACGAACGATTTGTTTTCGGATAAATCTATGGGCACTAACATACTTTTATGATAAAAAAATGCCTATATAAGTCAACTTATCCAATAAATGTTTTGTGGAGAGCTAAAGAGGGTAATGTATATACCTTACCAAGTTTGTTGCCAGAAGGTTCAAGCACGGTGATGGTAACCATATTACCTGTAATTAATGGACCCTGAATAATTTCACCACCAACGTGCCTGATTGTTTTAATTGCACCGGAATTTACATCAACAGTTCTAATTGTGTTTTTATCTTGTACGTTAACTGTGAGTAAATTTTCTTGCATATGATTTATTTAGTCGCTTTGGCAGGCTTTGAATTGCTGTGCAACCCATCGATAATTTGATTGAGTTTTACATCAATACATGCTTTGCAATAGTCTAGTTCTCCGCGAAGCTGTGCGATTTCAGCATCTTTGGCATCGATCTCTTTATAAAGGGCATTAATTTTATTGATTTCGTCTGTGTTTAACATACTAATATTTTATACCATCACCCCTGGTAATCCACCGGACTTAACATTTTGTTTTTCAATTTCAGCTGTAAATGAAGATAATAATATTTTGGTTTCACCGGGAGTTAACTGATTGAATTCAGATGGTTGTATGTTTAGTTTGGATACACATAAATATTGTGTGCGATATAACGATTCTGTCGTTGATTTGTAACATGATACAATTAAGTTATATATTTCTACATTTTTGTAGTTAAAATAATACGGAATTGTCGTATCACCAACAACTTTAAATAATTCTACTTGATTTTGCTGAAATTTACGATGATTCCGATGAATTGTTCGGATAACTTTTAATGGAATATTGTCTAAAATTTGCTCTACAAAGGGTAGATTAGTATTTAATAATATTTCATGGTTATCTAGTTGAACTTTGTTGATCGATGTGTATAATGAATTATAGTAAGAGAGTAAAAGAGGAGTATTGCACGTAATAGTTATATTCGATCCGTTATAATTATGTTCAATTTTAAAATTCTTGTCTTGATAATTGTTAATAATTATATTGCAAACATCTTTTAATGAAATAACGGTAGTTTTGTTGTTTACAGATAGTTCGATAGATTTAGATATGCAGTTTCTTCGTAATTCTAATAATATTAATAATTTATCAACACAATTTAATATATGATCTGTTTGTACTAAATTAGAGATTAATTGTTCAAAACAATTACATATTGATTGTTTATCTCCAGTTTCAATATATTTTTGGATTGATAAGATATCCCCATTTGTAAGTTCTTTACAATATACAACCCTACTTTTAGTTATGGTTATTGGAAATACAAAATCCATAATAAAATTTAAATGATTTCCTAACAATATCAACGTTGAAATGGAGATATTCGATTGATATTACCAGATGCAATTTTATTAATAATATCCGGTAATGGTAGATACAAATTATTTTGAACGGTATAATTCGAATAAGTCCATTCGGTTGTATTAATATCCATTGCTTCTTGATCGTATGTTAAATTTTGATTACCAACGGATACGGGGAAACAATTATAAAATGTCCAAATTTTGCGTGGTATTTGAGATAATTTCTGATATGATCTAGTAAATTGTAAGATTGAAATTGTTGTGGATACATCTCTTAAATCCCCTTGTTGTCTAGCAACAAAACCAAAATGACTAGACAACATAGACCACGGTCTAACAACAAAATCAACAAAGGATGTATTTGTTTCTCTAAACTGAATTGTTAAATTATCAAATGAATTTTTGCCCTCACTAATTTGACCTGGGATAAAACCACGTTGTTTATCATTAAACACTTTAGTTTTACTAGTTGATAATTTTTGCATGCTAGGGATATCAATTCCTTGAGCAAACACACAACCGATTACTTTATTCAACGGATATGATTTTAGAATACTAACAGCTTGGTTAATATCAAAATTATTATAGTTACCAGCCCTATCTTCTAATGATTGAACTACTTCTGTTTGTAATAACTGTGGATATCCTTGAATAAGTAACATCCATTGAGTACGGAGTGGTATAGTAGTAAACCACGATTCCATTTGAGATAAGAAGAAATCTCGTGTACTAATTAACGGGGTACCAGGTACAGTAAATCCAAAAACAGAAGTTATTTGTGGTTGAGATAGTGGATTAGTTCCAGTTAATAGACCACTAGCATTCTCACCTAAACCACGGATTGCATTAGTAAATGGGTTATTCACAATAATTATTTAAGGGTATTGTATAGGGTAAGTGTTCCATTAAAAAAATGTTTTCTGGATTTATATTGTTTTGTAAGTGATCTCCAAACATGTTGAGCCAACACACTTGCTTCAAAATAATTAGTTTTTAATATTCCTAACGATTCTAATGCATAGGTATACAATTTTTTACCAAGACCTTTACCTCTATATTTTTCATTTAGATAGGATGATTCTACTAAATATCTATCTTCATCATCCATATAAACAGATATTTTACCAGCGCGATATCGTCTATTATTTCGAACAACATACATAACAAACTGAATCCCAGATTTCGTCCGGGATTCTTCGAAGGTTAAGTCGTATTTTTGTTCGGAGTTCACATTATTCGCGTCGTCTAAAGTAATGGTAAGCTAATGAAACAGTAAAATTAACAATTGTTCCAGA